CTGGTCGCGCCGCAGCGACCAGTAGACCAGGTAGCGCAGGGAGGGCCGCTCGGGCCACTCCCCGCTCAGGAGTTTCCCTCGCGCTCCTCAAAGCCGCCCTCGAGCGCATCGATCGCGGCCTTCACCGCCACCGCCTGATGGATGATCGGCACTGCGTCGGCGTAGCCCTCCCGCGTCTGGCAGAGCTTCTGGTACAGCGCACCGGCGGCCGCCAGATTCACGGTCAGCTCCTGGCGGTTGAAGGGCAGATCGAGAATGCGGGCAAAACCCCGGCGGTACTCGATCACGTCCTTGGCGCTCGGCATGCGCAGCAGGTGCACCGTCGTCCCGCCCGGCACGCGCAGCAGCACACGAAAGGCCCCGGCCTCCGGCACGACGTCGTCCACTTCGGCCTGGCTCAACTGCTCGATGATCCGGCTGGCCTCGAAGACATCGACCTCCTCGCCTTCGTCGATGCGGATCTTGCGGAACAAAGCCGCATCCACCTCTTCGGCATTGGGGATCGTCGTCTCCGAGACGCCGCGCCCGAGCTGCTTGATGAGGATCTTGCGGCGCCGCTGGCGCTCAATCCATTCCTCGTCGGTCGGGAAGCGGACCTTGACCGTACGCGTGCCGTCGGCCGAGCGAAGCTGCACGTGGATTTCTTTCTCTGAATCGAACATAACTATCCGATGTTGTCCTGGCCGGTCTTGACCACGGCGGTGAGCAGGCCGTTGGTCGTTTCCCACAGCGGCTGGCATTCCACCTCGACGGTGACAATCCCGTCGGTGTCGCCGACCACGGCGCTCCGGAAAACGACACGGTGGAAGGTTACCGCGAGTGAATGGTAGTCGGTGCCGGAGATCAGCTCGCCTTGCAAGCTGACCACAGCCGTACCCTCGGTCTGGTTGCGGAGCTTGGTGAGCTCGCTCGAGCCGTTCTCAAAGCGCGCCGTGAACTTGAGCGAGGCCTCCCGGTCGCCGAACTCCATCCGGCCGCGGATGGCCGCGCCATCCTGCGTGCCCGAGCCGGGATAGAAACCCGAGTCGAGCCGGAGATTGTTCTTGAATCCCAGCTCGAGCGAGACCAGGTTGCGGCTGGTGACGTAATCCACGCCGTTGATGGTAACCTGGGCGCTCGCGCCGGGCAGCAGATGCTCGGTGGTGCCGGCCGGCAGCGTGATCCCGCTCGGCTCCACCAGTTTCCCCGAGCCGGCGAAGTTGATTGCGATGCGCGAGTTCGCCCGACCCGGCCCTGAGCCGATCGTAATGGTGAAATCCTCGACCACGCAGCCCACGGCCATGCGGTCAAGCACCGAGCTCGCGCCCGGCCGGATCTGCTCGATAAAGGAAAACGCCGGCAGCTCGATGCCGCCGGTGACCGGATCCTGCGGGGTACAAGTATAGATGATCGCCGGCGGCGTGCCGCTCTTCGTGCGGCCGCCCAAGCCAAACACAAAGGCCCAGGCGGCGATCTGGCTGGTGAGAAACTTCTCGATCGAGCCGCTGACGTCCCAGTGGGATTTGAAGACTTGGGTGGCGAACTCGTGCCCCTTGCCGAGCTCGGCGGCATCGTTTTCGGTGTTGAGCGTCACGGTCGAAAGCGCGGCGTTGGTCTTGGTCAGGCTCCAGATGTCGCCGGAGACGTTGGGCGTCGAGAGGTCGGTCTGCTTCTTGTAGCCAAAGCCGATCTTGGTTTCACGGATGTTGGCGGGCATCTCAGTCTCCCATCTCGGTGAAGCTCACCGTGACTTCGAAGTAGTCGGTCCCTTGCTCGTCGCTCGTGCGCTGGATCGAAGGCAGATCCATCGGGTGGCAGCGCGGGTGGACCGTGGTGTAGAGCATCTTCAGCGCACTACCGGCCGGCACGCCGTTGACGATCAGATCAAAGAGGCGGTAGTAAGCGGTGGGCGGGTCGCCTTCCAAGGTCTCCCGCGCGCGGAGGTAAAGCGAGAGGTTGTGCCTCCAGGCCTCGCCTGCGCCGAAGCTGCCCGGCGTGGTCCCCTGCCAGGCGACCAGGATCGAGGGCACCGGCATCTCGTAGATGGCTAGCGGCAGGCTCACGCGCTTGGGGTAGAGGTCGTGGTAGGCGAAGATCCTTTGCGGGTTGCCTTCCATCTCTAAGACCAGCTCGGGGATGGCGCGGAGCTTGGCGACCAGCGCATCGACCAGCTCGGCCGGGTTGATCATGATTGGCTTGCTCCGAGGAAGCGCTCCACGATCAGCCGTGGCGTCATCTCACACAAGATGCGGCGGGCGGCCTCGATGGCGGCGGCGCGGTTGGCGGGGGAGAAGACCAGCCACGGTTCACGACGCATGTTAACCAGTCCCTTGATGCGCTCCTTGCGCGAGGTCAGCGCCGCTTTGGCTGCGCGCTCGCTGACCGTCCGCACGGAGAGGTTGCCGAGCATGCTGCCGGTGAGCGAGAGATCGCGCACGGCGCGCCGCCTCAAGCGCTTCGCCTTGTAGATCGCGTAGCGCTTGGTAAGCGGCTTGGCGGGCGCGTCAGAAGGCCCCAGGCCGGCGGCCAGCCGGTTCTTGACCGCCGCGAGCCCCACAGTGCCCAGCTTGAGCATCTGGAACTGGCGAAAGTTCAGATGATCCACCCGGAGCTGCTTACGGAACCAGATGCGAACGCTCGGCATAAGTCAAGCCGACCCTGCGCGGGCGGTTGCGGTACCATGTGAGCAATAGGGCTGGTTAACTGTGAAGCGAACCATCCAAGTGCGCATCCTGCGGGGTGAAAAGCAGTACGTGGCCGAGTGCCTGGACCTGCCTGTGGTGACCGAAGCCCCTACGCTGGACGAGTTGGCGGCAAATATCCGGGAGGCGATCGCTCTGCATCTTGAAGGTGAGGATCTGGCAGAGCTTGGGCTTGTCAGCAACCCCACCGTCCTCGCCACCCTGGAACTGGACGCTGCGGCCTGATGCCGAGACTGCGCACGCTGTCGGGGCAAGATCTGCTCCGCATCTTTGCCGGCTTCGGCTTCGAGCCGGCTTCTCAGCGCGGGAGCCATGTGAAGTTGCGTCGCACCCCGCCAGGAGGAGTCCGACAGACGCTCACGATCGTCCTTCATGATGAGGTAGACAAGGGAACCCTGCGCGCCATTTTTCGGCAGGCGCTCCGCTACATACCCGAAAGTGAACTGAGGCCGCACTTCTATACCGAGGATTGAGCCCACCGGGTATCTCACACCGCCCGGTTGAAATGCAGCACCAGCCGGAGGCCGTCCTCGGCGTCGGCTTCAAGATCCACGACCTTGTAGATGGAGCCGCCTACGGTAACTTCATCGCCCCGCGCGGGCGGCAGCGCGAAAGCAGCCGCCCTAACGAACAGCAACGCGTAGACGCCCGGCGCCGCACCCTCCGGCCGCGCGCCCGCCTCCAGAACGCCCGTGACCGTGAACGGATCGCCCACCGCCGGCGTGTAGGTGATCTGGCGGCCGAAGGCGCGCAGGCAGGCCTCGTCAGCCCGACCGACCGAATCGGCGAACGCCATCAGGAGAGGAACGCGCCGTTGAGCCGGACGCGGCCCGTGGCGTCGCCGTCCGCGGCCGCCTTGACCGCAACGCCGATCAGTTTATTGCCGGTCGAGGTCTTAGTCGCGAGCTTGTTGGTATTGTCCCAGTAGACGAGATCACCGGCCGACCAAGCCGTGCCGGCGCCGGTCTCGCGCGCGAGATCGAAGACGCCTTCCACCTGAAACTCGCCCTCGGCGCCGCTCGCCACGTCGGCCGCAGCCACGCCGAAGATCGAGCCGACCAGCGCCCCGCCGCCCGAGCTGACGGCATAGGGCGCCGCCAGCGTCAGAGTCTTTCCCGCTTGCACGTAGTTCTTCACGTCGTTCCTCCTTAGGCGCCCGCGTTCTTCTGCATTCCGCGCCAGCCGATTGCCTTGGCGCCGAAGTCCAGGCGGGCTTTGATCTCAACGCCGTCCACCTCAAAGCCCTGGCGCGTCTCGATGTAGACGCCGTCTTGCCCTTCGAGATAGGCGTATTCGATGGTGTCGATCTGATCGGGCGAGGCGAACAGGTACCAGGCCGTGGTGCTCGCCGCGTCCAGGCGCGGTTCGGCCACCGGCGTGAGCGCCCGGATGTATTCGGGCACCACGTTGGCCGTCTGCGCCGGCGCCAGGTTCGCCGCCACAAGCTGAAAGGCAGTGAGCTGCAACGCCACCGGCACGGCTAGATACCGGGCCTGCACGTTCAGCGTGGTGGCGCCGTCGAGGCCCTTCTGTTTGGCCATGGCGGCCATGGCCGCGCCCAAGCCGGTCAAGCCCAAGGCGCTCCCTGAGCCGGTGTTGAGGTTCGCGTGGTTGGCGTGGAACAACGCCACGCCGTCGCCCATCGCGGGATTCGAGGTGATGATGCCCCAGACGGTGTCGCTCTCGAGCGTGGCCGCTGCCACGCCGAAGCCTGCCGGGATGCGCGTGAAGGCGCCCAGATCGTCATTGATGATCACCTGGCGGGTGATCCCGACGATACGCCCGTAGGTGGCCAGCTTGTAGGTCTCCTTCGACTCGGCGATCGAGCCGTAGGTGAACTCGCCCTTCTCGTTGACCTTCTGGAGCGCCGGCGATTCGCCGAGCTGAAGCGCGTTGATGTTCTTGAAGTCGGCCGCCGTCCGCCGCCGCGAGAAGGGCAAGAACGTTCGCGGGTACGCCTCGTAAGCCTGGCGCAGGGTCTTGTTGGCCACGTCCGCCAGGATGTAGGGGAAGTCCGAGGTGCTGAGGGCGAGCTTGGCGATCTCGTTGCGGCTCAGGCGCCGCGTGCGCGTACCGGCGGCCTCCAGGCACTCCCGCCCCAGGTCAAGTAGCGTCATGCCAAGCCAGTCCCTGCCCAAGTCCTCCTTGAGCGGGAACAGCTTCGGGTCATAGCGGTGAAGCAGCGAGGCCGCGATCCCGGCGCGCCGCGTGTCCGCCTCGTCGCGGGTCACCATGGCAGTGGCGCTGCGAATGGGCGTCTCCTCGCTGCGCCGCGCCAGCTCATCGAGCGCCAGCCGGCGGAACTCCTCCACCGCGGTGCCGCGCTCAATGTGCTCGGCGATGAGCCGGGCGTCGAGCTTGGCCGCCCGTCCGATCTTGTCCAACTCCAGGATGCGGGTCCGCTCGGCCAGCGCTGCGGACTGCCGCTCCGCATCCATGTTCACTTCGTTACGGGCTTCTCCGCCCGTCTCGGTGATGGTCTCTTCCATCGTTTGCTCCTGTGGGCCAGTTGCCCGTTCGAACTTGAATCCCGCGCCCGGGTCCGCGCCGATCGGCACCAGCGAAACCTCCTCGGGTTCCCAGTCGGTGACCAGGATCTCGCGCAGGGCGGCTCCCTCGGGCGTTACGTCCTTGAGCGCGTGAATGGCCACGCCCATCGAGGCGTTGCGCAGGATGCCGTCCTCGACGTCCCGCCAGATCGGGGTGACATCCTCCCGTTTGGAGAAACGCACGATCGCCTTGCCCGCGCCGCTTTCGATCCAGGCCTTGGCGATCACGCCGATCACGTCGGCCACGGTGTAGTCGCGGTGCGAGTTCAAAAGCGGCGCCGAGCCGCTCGCCAGCCGCTCCAGCCGCACCGCACCCGGCTCCATCGAGAAACGCATCTCGTAAGGACCGCGCGCGTCGTAGCGCCGGACGGCGGCGCCGGTGTACCAAGTGAGTGTCGCCGTGCGTTCGTCATGGTCGGCTGGAGCAAGGGCCTCAAACCGTGCTTCCAGCCGCTCTCTCTTGAGGGTCATTTTGAAGCTCCTTCTGCTGGGTCCCGCTCTGCGTCACCCGCCGCGGGTCGCAATCGAGCACGATGCCTTTCTCATCGAGCAGCCGGTTGATCTCAGCGATCTGTTCCAGCTGCGCGTCCGGGTCGTAGCCTTGTTCGGCGATGGCCTGGCGCAGGGTCAGCGTGCCTGTGCGGATGCGGTTGAGCGTCGCCAGCGAGTCCTTGTAGGGATCGACGCTGCCGAAGCCCGGCGGCGTCCACTCGGCCTTGAATGGTCCTGTCTGCGAGATCTCCCCAGCGGTGAACGCGACGGCGAGAAACCGCTCCCACACCGGGATGCAGAACATCGGAATGAAGACGAGCCACCGGAAGGCCTCGATCCCGTTGCGGAAGCTGAGCAAGCCGGCGCGGTAGCTCGAGTAGTTCACCCGCGAGAGATCGCCGGTCAACTGCTCGTAAGTGAGCTGCAAGCCGGTGGCGATGGTGGCTTGCTTGGCGGCGACGTAATCCCGGTAGCCGGCCACATGGCTCGGCGTCGAGAACGTGATCTCCTCACCCGGCCTGAGGTACTCGATCATGCCCGGCTCGAACGACTCGATCCGCTTGCCGGTCGCAGGCTCGGTGGCCGCCGGGCCGATGCTGGGACCTTCGGGACCGTGCGGCTGGGTGACGAAGGCCGCAAAGCAGGCCTCGATCTTCTTGCGCACCAGCTCGGCTTCTTCGTACTCATCGAGGTCGCGCAGCGTAATGACCACCGGCGCCAGCCACGGCACCCCGCGCACCTGACCGGGCCGGTCTTTACGATAAACGTGCAGCACCTCGGAGGCGGGCACGCGGGCGCTCGTGAGGCTCCCGCGCAATGAGGTCTGCGTCACCTCTCCGG